CTTTCGCAATTACAAGGTTTGATTATTTTGCCTCTTAGAACTGCTCTTCTTAACCATTGTCTAGCTAAATATTTATCTCTGTGTTTTTGTTGATGCCGTTTAACTTCAGCCTTAACAGATTCTGGATTTTCTTTGGCTCTCTTCTTATTTCTAGCTAAACTTTTTTCTCTATAACTAGGATTTTCCCTATATTTTTTGAGAAAGTATCCTGATTCTTTTTTCTTTATATTTTGCTTTTTACTGCTTTCCTTTACTCTGTCGGGATGTATTTCACGGTATCTCTTAACAGCTTCTCTATTTTTGCAAGTTTTGCAAGTTTTACATTCACACTTCACTATAATCACTCCGTTTTAGAGAATGATTATAGTACTAACATACATTAATGTAAAGCTGCTTTACAGCCCATAATTAATTCTTATCACTTATGTAAAGCCTCTTTACACGGTTACTGTTCCATACCCATCAAATTGAGACAACACCTTCTATAGTAACGGCATGGATTGCTCCAGCCAAAGTAGCTGTAAAGTTCACGTTTCTTAATAATCTCGCAGATTTATCAGCACTGGAAACGTTAGCCGCTAATGGGACAGTAACTGCTGGTTCTGGGTTGTCAGCTAGGAAATCATTGTCCATTCCCTGCTGTAAAGCCCGCTTAACTTCAGCTTCTACAGCTGTGATACCTGCATCCGTATAAGGCACTTTCGGGCTGTTTACCAAAAGGGTGTATACGTACTCTTGAATTCTCGCTTGTAGCCAATCAATACCTCGAATAACGTCAATGAATTCACCTTGAGCCATTGTTCCTTCACGAGTGATTCCTACTCCTCCGATATATTCGAAAGTGTTTGCTGATTTGTTTCTGGCGTTTGAACTTTGATTTGTCGTTAAATCACTATATGAAATTGATGCTAATTGCTTAAATTTCCATGTAACTGAACCTGGCGTGGTCGGTAAAACTCTTCCGAACCATGCACATTCAGGGAAATCACTATCAGCATCTTGGTGATAAAGAACAAAAGATCGAACGTATCCTGCTGTATTGAATATGGCGGCTACACTTGTAATATCCACTCCATACGCTTGATCGATTATATTTGCATCGGCAGAACATGTCCCAAAGATTTTGATTAATGCTTCTGTCCATGCAGCTATTGCTTGAACCGTTGCACTATCTCTGGTTGTTTCAGCCAAGGCATACCAATCATCGTCTACAGCAACAACAGCATTAAGATCGTCTGTTACTGCATCTGTAGCCGCTAATGGCTCTATAATCAAACCAAACGATTTTGCTAAGATTCCTTCGGTCACCAATAAAGTAAAAGGCACTCCTGCAACCGAAGCATCGATCTCGAAACTACCATCAGAATTGTCTGTTGCTGTTACTGGGATAGCTGTATCGGCATTGATTAACGCAACCAATTCGGCAACCACTTCTTCATTTGTTTGTTCTTCTAACAATGAAGTGTAAGAGAAAGCCGTCCCATTGATTGTGACTGTGTAAACCGTTTGAGGTTTTACTTGCGTAACTGTCACACGAGCTTTTGCTGGGTTTACAATGGTAGTTGTTACCGTTAACGTGTAAGGAACTCCTGCTACATCAGCAACCAAAGTATAGGTTCCATCAGCGTTATCTGTGGCAGTAACTCCAAGGGAAGCTGCGTTAATCGCTGTAACCATCGCATCAGCAATAGTCAGGTTGGAAACAGCTTGAACAGCATCATCAATAGTAGCTACAGCTTGGGAAGCTCCCAAAGTAACCACGAATGAATCAACAACAGCATCCTTATTAGGATCTCCAGTTAATATCAAAGTTCTGTTATTTGGATCATCTGGATCTAATTCACATGATAAAATATCTGGTTCGAGTTCGATCGCTGTTACTATGTCATCCATAGTGGTGTCATGATCGGTGTTGAAAGGAATTGCTGATAAAGGTGTTCCATTCACTGTAATAGCGATACTGTTACTTGTTACCAAATCAGCATCGAGGGTTACTGTTGACCACTCTACAGTCGGTTGAGAAGCAATAGTAACGGCTGTTCCATTGATTGTAGTTGTATAATTGAAAGGAGCCATTGCAGTTTCAACTTCAATGCTTGCTGTGTCAACGGTACGTCTTCCAATTTTGATGAATTGAGGCGTAATACTTTGACTGAAAACATCTTGAGACGCAATGTATTCTAAATCAGTGCTGGAAAAATCTTCTGCTACATCGCTTAAACTTGCATATTGCTTAATTCGATCATTAAAACGTTTATGAACTCCCAAAATCATCAACGTGCCGAAACCTGCCTCGGATACCGTGGCTGTTTCCCGTGTGATCTGGACATTTACAATTTCACTTAAAGGCATTTTATCCTCCTACGGTGCCGCTGAGATCGTGACGGTCTCGCTGTATACAACCGACTCGCCATTGCTAAATTCTTCTTCAATTTCGACTGTTTCAATCGATCCTGAATTGTCTGAATAGTCTTGACCTATTCTAAATAAAACGTCCATTTGAGCCCTGTTCTCGAATCTTGAGGAAACTAACTCGGTAATGTCCTGGATCGGGAAGTGTTGAACAAAAGCTATTCCATTTGCTCTCAGTGTAGCTAAAACAGTTTCCTTTTGCAAAGAACTTCTTAAGTTCTCAAGCCTAGTAAAACAATCGCCACCATAAGTGGCAATTTGCATTGTAAACTCTCGATCTCCAATTTGTTCAATCTCACCATCAAGAAGCAATGGTTGAGGAACAAAATCATCCCCGATCTGTACGACCGAGGATAAATATAAAGTCACATAGGCTTCTTCTGGACGAGGAGCATTTTGATAGAGAAAAATCACAGGTGTATTGGCAGGCAAATTTGCAATTGCCCAATCATACAAATTAGATTTAACATCCTCAAAATCAATCGTCATTGATTAAGCCTCGCTTTCTTCCTTTTTGGCATCATCACAAGCTTCTTCACAAGGCTTTTCAGCTTCTTCTGGAGCTTTATCACCTTCTTGTGGTTGCTTTGCTTCTTCTGAACCTTCTGATTCAGGAGCTACTTCTACTTTTTCTTCTTCTTTTACTTCGTTTGCTTGATCTTCCATTGCTCTTACCTCGTTTTTTTGTTCTTGAGCTGTTTGATAAACTACAACAGCATAATGACAATGATATGCTTTTCCTTTATGCCGAAATAATAAATATGATTTATTGATTTGATGAACTAACCATTCTTCTTGATTACAAAATGATAAGAATTTATCAACTAATGAATCTAATTGATCTATGTTCATTGTGCTAAAGTTTTTAGATCGCACCGAGAGCCTCCAATTTAAGCGTCAAGTATTTGTAATGGTTAACCAAAGTGAAGTTCGTGTTGTTTTGCCATGGGAAAACTTGCGTTACTTCAAATCGCTCACCAAAAATCTCTACTTGATCTGGGTTTAGGTCTGTTATGGTACGTATTCTAAACGAAGTGTACAGTTTATAACCACCTTGGTCATGCCTTCCCTCAGGTAACATTTCCATTTCTTCGCCAGACATAGGTTGAATACTTGCTGTGGTGGTTATTACTTCAGGAGCTTCTATCAAAGTAACGGTTGGTTGACTGATTCCACCAGTTACAACAAAAGAATCAATGGTTACATTTTCACCTATATCAGCAATGATCGTTACTATTGTGTCATTGGTACCGCTAAGATTTACCCTTTTGACGTTTGGTTGTGCTTCAATTGCTGATTGTATCAAAAGCATCGTGTCAGCTTGACTAACAGTAAAAGGAATTGTTGCCAAAGCAACTCCATCGATGGTTATATCAATCAAATTGCCAATAATGAGGTCGGTTGATAGGCTTGCTTGACTTCCTTCCTGCCATCTTCCTTCGACAAAGAATCCGTTCACATTGCGATAAACGATTAAAGGAGTTCTGAATATTTCAAATGGAGTCGTCATTTTTTAAGTACCACCATATATTCAACAGATTGAATCATTTGCCCATAATCGAAAAGTGGTTTAGATGAACCTTTTGCTTTTATAGTTGATGGAGCGTTAGGGGGATAAACGATTTGTCTGATTTTCTTCTTAATAAGACCTTCCATAGCTAAACCAACCAAGCTCAAAGCTCTTTCAGTTGTTTGCTTACCGTCTAAGATTTTTTCGTAATTTCGTTGAATAAATGCGTAAACAGAATTCCTATTTTCATCAAATGAAGTGGACATAAAAGGACGAGCAGGGATTTTATCGGTGCCAAATTCATTTGCGGCTGCTATTTCTGGCATAGATTGACCGCCTTCTTTGACCCTTTTTCCTTTTTGTTGTCTCTTGGTGTGGGAACCTTCTGGAAATCCAACTTGAACATAAGATTTTTCAATATATTCGAGTTGTTCTTGAATCTCATTCCATCCGAGATCAATATCCGCAACCGCACGAGCCATAATAATTCACTCCAAATCCAGGTGGTAAATTGGTTACAGTGCTTCCAACCGTGGTTCTTTTGATAAGATCGAGATATAATTTTCCGTATGCAGTTGAATCTAAAATAGATCCATTGGCTTGAACTGCCAAGCCAATGGATAAATCACCTTCTGATAAGTTAGAAGCAACACCAGTTTGAGGGTTATTCCTAATCGTTAGCATGTGTGCCAACAAATAAGCATAAGCCAAAACACCACAACAACTTAAAAACGTTTCATTAACTTGACAACGTATTAGAGCAATCAATTGATTATAAATTGCTAATGTGTCGGTATCTGGATCAGCAAACTGAGGAGCTATTGCGTACAATGCGTCCAATATTGCTTGGTTACTTATCGTCATATTAAGCCTTATCTTTTGCTTTCGCTTTTGCTACTTCTTCGTCTTCGGCTGCGGCTGAAAGGTTTTTCATTTGAGCTTCAGCGGCTTTAACCACTTCATCTCTGCCATCACTTTTAACGATTTTTTTGAGCAATTCGACATCAAAAATTTCAGAGATCAATTTGAGCATTTCAGGCACAGGACGTTTTTCATCCTTTGATTTTTTACTCTTCTTTTTCTCGGTTTTAGCTTTCATTTCTTCTGATTCCACAACTTCTAAGATGCCTTCATTAAAACGATGCTCAAACAACGGGTGTTTGAACATCGCTTTTAGATCTTTCTCGGAGACTTCATTTACTCCTGGCATCAAACGGACTCGGAAATCAAAGTACAGCAAATTTTTATTGTTGTATTTGACTAAAGCCATTAGATACCCTCCCCGATGCTAAGACTTAGTGGGTAATAAATGATTACGCCTCCAAATCTTGATTCACAAGGCACCTCAAACTCAAGGTTACGCTCTTGAGGAGCATATTGAGTGTAAGGCATTGGGATTTCTAATGTGAATTTGTCAGGGCTGTTTTCATAAGCAACCATAACATCCACTGCCAATGGACCTGCACCAGTTAACTCGTATACCCAATCCACATTCGTGATGAATGGGTTATTCGAGAGGAAATACTCAAGAATAGTGGTATCAGAGTTGCTGGAACGAGGAGTTGAAGCAATCAGAGTATATTGAGCAATAGGAAGAATTAGAGTATCTGGAGCTTCAACACCATTGGTAAGTGCTACAATTCCATTAGCTAATTCATTCATATCTCTTAAAATCTGATCGGGAGTCTTATTAACCCAAAGCGTACTTGGACCAGTACCATCATTAGGTACGGAAGCCGCAGGAACGTTAGGAGCGTATAAGAAACCTTGAAGGTTAAAGTCTGAATCACCAAACCATGCTAAACGGTTAACTTTTTGGTCATTCGCAAGACGAGCCGCATTTGCTTGGCGTTGCTGTAAAGGCTTGCCTGCAAACATTGCGTTTCTGATTTCTTGCATTGAGTAACCATAACTCACACCAACGGATTTAACCATTGAAGTGAACTGTTTACCGCGAATGTCTGCTCTTGGCAAATCATCTGCATAGTTGGAAATGACTCTCGCCATACCAGTTGGTTCATACTGAGTGAAGGTAATGGCTTCTGCACCAGGACCAGCTTCAGTGCTGATAGGCATTAGACCTGCTAACGCCTTTAGTTTTGGATATTGAATATCATAAGACTTGGATTTGACATACTCGAGTTCACGAGCAAACCAAAAAGTCTCATTAGCATCTAGTCTGCTAGACAAAATTTTACTCATTGTTCTTTGCTCCTAGTTAAACGGGGTTATTGATTTCAAGTACTGCTAATCCACCTGCCGCAGCGCCATTACGCCATACAGCACCAGGGATTAGAACAGCTGTTCCGCTGTCATCATCCGATCTGAATACGCCTAAACGAGTGTTCGCACCATTAGGAGCAAATCTCATGTAAACAGCATCGTCAGAATCTAATGTGTCTTCAACAAGGACATAAACACGTCCTTTAGTAAGCATTGAAACACAATCACCTTCGTAATAAGGAGCTGCACCATTACTTCCAGTTGAAGCGTATAGGTTCATCTTATTCTGAGTTCTAAGAGCCACGCCATAAAGACCGTCGCTAGTAGTATTAGTGATAGTTGCTGCTGCTTGACCTGCACCAAGAGTGACAACGAACGAATCAACGAACGCCACTTCACCTTGATCTGACACAACAGTAATTGTTCTGTTGTTAGCGTCACTTACGGTAGCACTAGCAATATTTGGTTCAGCTGCGATGGCAAGCGCAATAGCATCCATAGTATCATCGTGTGACACTGCAAATACAATTGGGGTTAAAGCCACACCGTTTACCGAAACAGCTACAGAGTTAGA